AATGCCCACCATCACTACCTGCGTTAACATTTCCAAAAGTTATTGAACTACCACCTGGTTGTTGGGTAGTGGGGTTAGCTTGAGTTCCGTTTCCGCCCCATGGCCCAGGACCAGAGTATTTTGTTTCAGGGTGATTGTGTGAAGCAAGTTGTGCTGTTGTTAAAGTAGCATTTGCTGTAGAACCACCAACGTTTCCTGTAGCTGCTACAGTATTTGCTCCACCAGTTGTACCTAAAGCTTTGTTATTAGATTTTGAAACTGCTACGTTATCTTGCAAATCCGGAACAGCAAAAGTTGTTGAACCATCACCTGCACCATAAGTTTCACCTATGATTGCAAATAAATCTGCATAAGTTGTTCTTGAAACTAATGCTCCATTACATTCTAAAAATCCAGATGGTGCACTACCATCAGACCAAGGTATAATAGTTCCAGTTGGAATACCTTCTATACCTGTAAGGTTAGCTCCATCAAAATCGTATTTAGTTGCTTCGTAATTTGCCATATTATTTCTCCGTGTAAGTCCATCCTGTTGTAGCGTCTCCTGAATATACTAATCCAAAAGCTGCACCTTGTGTGTTAACAACAAGATCCGCCGCTGAGTTAGCTATATTAGAACCATTTCTACCAACAGTCAATGCGTTAGTGTTAAAATCGTAGCCTTGATCTACAAAATGTACTTCATCACCTAATGAAGGTGACGCTGGTAAAGTTATTGTAACTGCTCCACCATTTGTATTTGCTAAAATTTTTGCACCTGCCTGAATTGTTTCAGCAGAAGATATTGCTCTCCATTTTTTATTTTCACCTGCTTTTACAACATTAGTTCCATCAGAATATAATGTGTAAGTGTGGCCTTCACATAAAAGAACACCTGTTCCCGATGAAGTTTTAAAAGTTAAAGTATATCCAGCGTGATCAGTTGCATCTTCAACTATATATGTTTTTTCAACTGAATCTGGAATAGTAACATTTAAATTAGCTTCAAGAGTTCCAGTTAATTTAATAACTTCATTCTTACCATTTGATAAAGCACCGTTTGTGAAAGTTAAAGCTCTACTAGTATTAGTTACATTTAATGCATCATAACCACCAATTGCTTGCTCAAGAATTAGTAAGTTAGTATTTGTAATTTGTCCCCAAGTTCCTGGATTTTCTCCAGTTGCTTGAACAGTTAATTTTAAATTAGCTGATGTTGAATTTGCCATATTTTAAATTCCTTATTTGTTTAAATTTACTAAAAATTAGAGTTTATGTCAAACTCTTTATGCAGCTATTTCTACCCATCCTGGAGGATCTACTGGGGCTGTTCCAGTATCTACTTGATTCCAAATTAAAGTTTTATTAGTTCCTAAAGACGTTGTCAAGTTTAATCCTATAGGAAATACTTTAGCATTTCCAGTTACTTTCGCAATAGTACCTAAATTAGCTGATATAGATATTCCATCCACAGCTGCAAAAGTTACAGCATCTAATTCACCTATACCAAGAGAAGCACCAAAACCTTCTCCAATAACTGTCACATTAGCATTTCCAATAACTACTGTTCCAATAGCTAATGAAGCACTAAATCCAATACCAACGATTGATGCATCAGGAGAAGGATCTACAGTTCCTTCATCCATTGACATTGACATTTGAACAGAAGCTTGTCCCCATTCTTGTTGTCCCCAACCAACAGATGCTCCCCATCCTGGGTTAACTTCAGTAGTTATTGATGCAATAGTATTTGCATCTGATTCAGCAGTTCCTAATGAAGAACTTAAATCAAATCCTACAGCATCTACGATTGCTGGATTGAAGTTTATTTCACCAATCATTGATAAACCAGTGATGTCAACTTCAACTAATGAAAAGGCATCTAAAGTTCCTAAATTAGTATTTAATTCTTCTCCGGTAGGGATGATATTTGCATCGGCAGTTGTTAAAATATTTCCTAAATCAGAAGAAAGTTGAATTCCAGTTAAATCAACTTGATTACCTGCAATACCCCAAACTCCAGCATTCCATTCTTGGTGACCCCAACCTGTATTTATTATTCCAGTTGCTGTAACTGAACCTATGTTTGCTGATAAAGAAATTCCTGTTACAGGAGCTTCAGGTGATTGTAAATCACCCCATTCACCACTATTCCAAAACTGTCCTCCCCATCCCTGGGATCCAAAAACAACTGCACCAGATATTTGTGTAGATAAAGAAAATCCAGAAATTTCTATATTTACACTATCTTGTTGTCCCCAACTATTTAAATTCCAACTTAATGCACCATATGAAATTGCACTTAAATCTATTTGACCACCCATTCCAGCGTGGTTTAGACAGTAGTAATATAATGTGTCTGGTGTACTTGAAGATGTTTCTATTTCAATGTAAGCGCCCGCACTACCTGCAGTTCCAACTTTTGTGACACCGGTAGTATACTCGGTCCCACCTCCAAAAGTTCCATCTGAAGTAGTAGAAAAATTTATTGGGTGTGTTGTATTTGTAGGGTCTGATTGCTCAAACCGATAAGTTGCACCTTTAGCAAAATTAAGTGTTGCTTGTTGAACACCGTTTACAACGTATTTATTTCCACTAGGGGTATTAACAACAGTTACTGAAAATAAAAAAGGACTTTCAGCTATATTTAACTGACCACCCATTCCAAGATGATTTCCACAATAATAATATAATGTACTTGGTGAGTCGTAAGTTAACTCTATTTCTACATAAGCTCCAGGATTACCCGCTGTTCCAACAACTGTAACTCCTGTAGTATATTCACTTCCACCTCCGAAAATTCCGTCAGCAGTAGTAGAAAATTTAAATGGATGAGTTGCGTTATTAGCGTTAGATTGATCGAACCTATAAGTTACACCTTTAGTGAGGTTAAGTGTAGCTTTCTGTACACCATCAATGTAATATCCTCCACCAGTACCTGAAGGTACTGTAACCACATAAGTTATATCTGCCATAGGAAATTATCTCCTATGATTAACCTGATATTCTTAGTATCGCTGCTGTTGTTGTAAAAGCTGGAAACTGAATTGTGAAAGTTCCTGATGTCGCTGTTTTATCTGCTCCAAAATCTAAAGCACATACAGCTGCATTATTTACAGTTGCTGAAGTGTTGTAGATTAAAGCTCCTCTAGCAGTCAAAGTCACACCAGTGAATGATCTGTCAGCATAATCAACAATAGCAACACCTGATGCAATTGATGTACCATTATTTACTAATGCTCCACCGCCTGATACGTATTGTCCACTGTTAGCAACTTCATTAGTTGTCGTAAATGAAGTAGTTGCTGAGTTTAGAGTAGCTGAAGAAGTATAAAGAGCGATTTTAAACTTGTCACCACCAGTTTGCTTGAAGTTGTGATCAGCTTCTAATAATTCTTTTTTAAAAGAATTAGCAAGTGCTTGTGTTATAGCCATAGTTTTATCTCCTTATTATTATTTTCCGCCAACTCGAGGAACACCTGATTGATATTCATCTCGTCGTCTTCTTCCCATTTGTTCAACTGAGAAGCCTTCTAACACCTGTTTATACTTTCCTTCGTATAATTGCAAGAGATCATTTGGCCCCTTTAAAAATGAAAATGCTTCAACTAAGCACGCATATAATAGTCCGTTGGGAAAATTCTTACTAATATATGTAGTCGTATTTGTACTAGATAAACCGGGATCTTTCAAGATATAATTTAATTGAATTTCATAAGTTGAGCTTGGTGTAGGAGCTAAAACTATTGTATCTTCGTCCCACATACTATAATATTTTGGCTCTCCTTCTACTCCTGTTGAATTATATTCCGACATAAAACTTGTATCTCTATATTCTAGAAAATTTCTAGTATTTCCTGACCCACCATTTACTATTTGTGCAGACCTAATAACTAATAAATTATCTGGAACATCTATGAATCTACTTGAAGCTGCTAAATTAGCAGTAGCATATCTTCTATTATTATCAGAATCTACATCTCTTAAAATTCTAAATTCTGCATTTTCTATAAAACCGTCTACAATAGTAGATGTAAAAACATTTGAATCTACTTCAGTATAATCTCTAATTTTTTGTACTAATTCTGCGTATGTCATTATGTTGTTACCGTTACACTTCCTAAAGTTATTAAACCTTGTCTTCTATTATTAACCGAAGATCCATCATCTGGTATCATACCATTATTTGATTGAAATGCAAAGTCTCCAGGTAGAGTTAAATCTACATTCATAAATCCACCATCTCCACTTTGCGCTGAGAATGTTTGTGGTCTCGCATTTAATAAACCCTGTGGATCAGCAGGTGCTGGTTTTGGTTCTAACTGTGGATGCTTTGGTTCAAATTCGGATGTATGCACTCTTGATCCATTCCATTCAATAACCATTTCTTTGTATGGAAATGCTTGACCACTTCTATCTGAAATAAACTGTGCAAATTTTCCATTTGATCTAGACATTTGGATAATAATTTTTTGGGGTTATAAAAGAACTAGATGAAGAACCATCTTCCTCAAGAGCTCTTTTTAATTCATCTTCGTAAAGCATTTTCATTTGTTGAACTAATTCTGGTTTAAATTTTTGTGATAAATAATATGCAAGTCCTGCTACCATACAAGGTACAAATCTATATGGTACATCTGCTTCATTACTATAGGCTCCTGCATCCTGAATCCTGCTGACATAATAATAGTTTAGAAAGTTTCCGGCTTCAGAGCTTCCGGGAGTTAAATATAAAGTGATAGTTACTTTATCAATAAATCTTTGTACAAAATATTGTGAAGGAACACCGGTAGATGTTTTATTTGAAAATGCTTGATACTCAGATCTATTTATTTTTGTAAGTGGTGTGTCAACACTAGATGCATTTCTATAACTTGCTTCTAAAAT